GTAATCGGAGCGTTTCGGACTTCCTTCTCGACCGGGCAACCGCAGGATGGGCAAAATGTTGCTTTGTCAGAAATTTCTTTTCCGCATTCTACGCATTTAATTAATGCCATAAAAAAAGTCCTCCAATTTGTGCAATACAACGAACTTACAAAACGGTGGCTAAACAGCTTGACAACGACCATTATGGTGGCTATAATAACAACATAGAACTTCACAAGGCAACAAAAAACCAAGCCCCCTCGGATTTCTCCGTTCTGCGGGCCTATGGCCGATATTTTGTTGGCTGACACTTACATAATAGCGGCCGTATCACTGTTTGTCAAGCTGAAGTTCTTCACATTGAAAGGAGGGTTTCATTTGACATTGAAGGAGCTCCGGGAGGCGGCGGGGCTGAAACAGCCCTATGTCGCACGGAAGCTGTATGTTTCCCAGAATGCCGTTTCCCAGTGGGAGCGAGGAGCCAACGGCATCGCAAGCAAGTTTGTGCCCAAACTGGCGAAGCTGTACCACGTCACCGACGAGGAGATCATCGCCGCCATCCGGGCGGCGCAGGAAGCAAGGGCGGGTGAGGGCGCATGAAGCGGTTTGTCAAATGGTTTTTGTTTCTCTGCGCATTGTTGGTAATAATCTTCACGGTCGGCATCGTTTTGATGTTCGTTTCAGAGCGGATCGTTGGGACAATGGACAGCCCGTTATTCGCCATCGTTTTCGTTCTTCTGGTGGTGTTGGTTTCTGCTGCAGTTGCGGCGATAGCCGGGGAGGACTTATGAAAATCGAAGGGACGGCAGAAGGGAGGAGATCGCATGATCGAGACCATGTCGCTTAACGAGGCCACAGAGTACCTGCGGCAGCACGGTATGCGCATCACCAACACCACGCTGGGCGCCGGCATCCAGCAGGGGCTCTACCCCTTCGGCCTCTGCATCCAGGGGGGCATCAAGCCGGTCTACCAGATCTTCACCCGGCTCCTGGATGAGTGGATCGAGATGCGGGCGACGCCGAAGAAATGAGGAGGACAAGCATAATGGATGGATATACGCTGGCGCTGGTCATCATCGGGGCCTCTACCGCCACGAGCTGGGTGTTCCGGCTCATCGACAGGATCGAGGGGGGGAGATGAAGCTTTTAATCGGCGGTTCGCCCTGCACGCATTGGAGTATCGCTCAGACTAAAAACAGGGAAACCAAAGCGGAGGGCATCGGCTGGGAACTGTTCCTGAACTACCGCATTGCCCGCGACAAATACAAACCGGACTACTTCCTCTATGAGAACAACAAATCCATGTCCCCCGCTATCCGGGAACAGATTACGGCGGAGCTGGGCGTGGAGCCTGTCCTGATTAACAGCGCCCTGGTGAGCGCACAGAACCGCCAGCGCCTGTATTGGGTGGGCAAGCGTAACCCAGACGGCACCTACAGCCAGGTCCCCGTGGAGCAGCCGGATGGCCGTGGTATCCTTCTGCGGGACATTTTGGAAAGCGGTGCTGTGACGTGGCATGAGAAAGCGTACACATTGAGAGCGAGCGCGGCGACAAAACAGGGTGTGTCAAATGTTTTGCGACACATCGAAACGAATGGGCATTTTGGCTATATGGGTGTGGCGGAGCCCGTTGCCATCAATCCTCTGACTGAGCGAGAAATGGATTACATGGTTGGCTCGCATGGCAAATACTCCGACCGTTGGACATATCTGCAAAAGCCAGGGGAGGCAGACAAAGCGCTTTGCATCACCGCAAATGTGCATCGCGGCGTTCCGTATAACATTTGCGCGGAACCAGTACGCATCGGCACTATCGAGAATGACGCGAAGAACCCGGACCATGACAGCCAGCAATACCGCGTCTATTCGCCGGACGGAAGGAGCGTGACCCTCTGCGGAAACGGCGGGGGGCTGGGAGCCAAGACGGGCCTTTATGCAACGCCGGTCGACGGCCCGGATGGGAAAGCGTGGCCCGTATACGAAGTTCGCGACGGCTTTATCGCCATTAAAGGCAAGCGATACCCGATTAAACTGCGAGACGGTTGCTACATTATCCGCAAACTGACCGTGACCGAGTGTAAACGCCTCCAGACTGTGCCGGACACATACGCCTTCCCCGTCAGCGACACCCAGGCATATAAAATGCTGGGCAACGGCTGGACCGTGGACGTGATCGCCCATATTATGAGCCATTTCGATGGGCTGACCGCGGAGCCGGTGGAAGTGCTATCTATGTACGATGGCATGAGCTGCGGTCACATCGCCCTGGGTAAGCTGGGCGCGGACGTTTCCGCCTACTACGCTACCGAGATCGACAAGTACGCTATCGCAACCACCCAGCACAACTATCCTGAGACCATTCAGCTTGGCGACGCCTTCCAGGTTCGGGCTCCGGACTGGGAATTGCCCTGGAAGGAGGAGCACACATGAGCCGGAACCCGACGAAGGACAAGCTTATGGCAAAGCTGGACGCTATGGAAAACTACGCCAGGACGCAGAAGGGCGCTCCGTACCTGATGGAGCAGCACCCGACGGGCATTATCTGGTGGGAAGGCTACCTGGCGGCTCTGCGGGATATCAGGAAGGAGATGGGGAAAGGGTGACCGGATGGCATAACGACCCCATATCTCCCGAGCGGGCGAAGGCACTCTTAGCGCTGCTGCTGGAGGACAAGATTTTGGCCTCCTGGGAGAAGATCGACCAATGGTACACTGCCTGGGGCGGGAAGTGCTACGTCAGCTTTTCCGGCGGCAAGGATTCCACGGTTTTGGCTTACCTTGTGGCCCGGTATCTTGCCAGCTACCGGACGCCGCCCTGGCCGCTGAATCTGGTGTTCGTTAACACGGGCCTGGAGTATCCGGAAATCCAGCACTTTGTGAACGACTATGCTGGCTGGCTGCGGCAGGAGTTCCCACATGTCGCGGTCAATCTCGCCCGTCTGCGGCCAAAGCTGAACATCCGGCAGGTTGTGGCGAAATACGGGTACAGCATCGTGAGCAAAGAGGTATCAAACTGCGTGTGGCTGGCCCGGAGAGACCCGGATGGGACCAGAGCGAAGCGGATACGCGGAGAGCTGCTGACGCCAGATGGCCGAAAAAGCCCATACTGCTGCGACAACTGGGAGTTCCTGATGGACGCTCCGTATCTGATTTCTGCGGAATGCTGTCGTGTGATGAAAAAACGGACACTACATCGCTACGAAAGCGGAACAAAGGACAAGCCGATTGTTGCGACGATGGCGACGGAAGGCCGTCAACGGATGCAGAAATGGCGGGCGTCAGGCTGTAACGCTTTTGACGGCAAGCGCCCGATGGGAAAGCCCATGAGCTTCTGGACGGAGCAGGACGTGCTCCACTACCTTGTTGGTGCTGAGATCCCCTATTGCAGCGTCTACGGCGACATTGTGGCCAGCGACGGAGAGAACGAGTACACCAGCACCCTGACGGAGCAACCGCTCCGGTGTACCGGCTGTCAGCGTACGGGCTGTATGTTCTGCGGCTTCGGGGCGCACCTGGAGAAGGGAGAGAATCGCTTCCAGAGGATGAAGCATACTCACCCCCGCCACTACGATTTTTGCGTTGGAGGCGGCGCTTTCGACCCGGCGGACGGCTTTTGGAAGCCCACTGAAAAGGGCTTGGGCTACGCCAGAGTGCTGGATTTTATTGGGGTGGCCTATGAATAGTTGCAAGCCCCTGTATCTGCTGGTTTCCCAAGATGAGTACGAGCTACCCCTTGCGGTTACGGATACCATGGATGAGCTGGCCCGAATCGCTGGCGTTACCGGCGGCACGGTAGCCGCCGCTATTAGCCGGAGAGGAAAGGCAAAGCATACGAGCCATTCTAAGTATCGGGTCGTGTGGGTAGAGGAGGACGAAAAATGAAGGAGAAAGAAATGGAAGAGAAAATCACGCCAGAAGAAAAGCGCCGTATTTTAAGCATGGCGATTGCAACCTATGGAGCTGACATGCAAATTATTGTGGCCATCGAAGAAATGAGCGAGCTTATAAAGGCTATTACCAAGTACATTCGAGCCGATATTGCTTCCGATGATATTTCTGAGATTGTAGCCGATGCGCGGGAAGAGATGGCTGATGTCAGAATTATGCTTGATCAGCTTGTTATCATTTTTGGCGATACCACCGAGGAGGAAAATTTCAAGCTGAAGCGATTGCGGCAGAGAATTAATGATGATACCAATGAGCTTGCACTTTGATATGGATATTCCGGAGCGGCCATTGGAGCCGCCGGAGCCGGAAGAAAATCCCCGCTGCCCCTGCTGCGGCGAGGAGTGCGAGACGCTGTACCGGGATCGGGCCGGGCTCATTGTGGGGTGCGAGAACTGCATGGAGACGCTGGATGCCTGGGAGTACCGGCATTTGGCGGATTAAATTACGGGAAGTAATAGGAGGACAACATGAAGGAGATCAAGGTCAATCTGACATTTACGGAGCCCATCTTGGGGACGTCTCCGGCCAATCCTGAGGTTTATCGGGAGTTTATCGGCAGTAAAAGCCCGGACGCTTTGAGCGTGGAGGATGAGGTCGCCGCTCTTGGTGCTGACGCTGTGGCGGATAAGGGCATGACGGTATTCCCCCGTCTGGATGATGGCACGCCGTTCCTCTACGATTACCAGATCAAGGGATTTTTCAAGGATACCTGCGGCGGCCTTCGCAAGGTGAAAGGGACCGCAAGCGAGAAGATCAAGGCGTACAAGAAAGAAATCGACAAGCTGATTTTCCCGGAGCCCAGAACGATTCCTCTCCTGTTTGATGGCAAAATCGGTGAGTGTCAGCGCCCTCTGAGAGCGCAGACGGCGCAGGGTGAACGCATCAGCCTTGCGATGAGCGAGGAGATTCCCGCCGGGGCGACGTGCGAGTTTACCGTTGTCTGCCTCTGCGACGATCACGAGAAGGCCGTCCGGGAGTGGCTGGATTATGGCCGTTTTTCCGGCATCGGCCAGTGGCGGAACAGCGGGAAAGGTAGATTCCGCTGGGAGGAGCTGTAAGCGAAGGGATGGCGCCTGTCCGCCGTGCGTAGCAAGGGAAGTGTTTAGCGAGGCATTGCAATGGAATCGACGAGCGATGATGGGCAATGGAGATGCTAGGTAACGCATTCGCTGTGGACGGAACAGCAAGGGCGTCGTTTCGCCGGGAGCCGCATGGGAAAGGCATGGGAAAGATTAGCCAAGGCGAGGTTTCGTGGAGCACGGCAACGGAAAAGCTGCGTTGAGATTGGATATGATTGGCAATGGCGCTGCGTGGCATTACACAGAACAGCGGCGGAATAGGAACGCAAGGTTACGCAGAGAAATGCAGAGCGGTGGAATAGCTACGGAGAGAACCGGCAAGAGACGCAGAGCAACGGAATAGGTCGGCATCGGGAAGAAACGGAAGGCAATGGAACAGTTTGGCAGCGCAACGTGATGGAAAAGCATGGAGAGGTGTTGCGACGGAATAGCATCGAATCGACTTGCGGAGCAATGGAAAGGCGGAGTACTGCAAGGTAAAGAATTTGGTTTATAAGGAGGGCAAATGAAGCTTTACGAAATTGACCCGGCAATCGACGCTTTGATCGAAAAGCTGATCGATCCGGAGACGGGAGAAATCACCGATACCAGCGCAATCGAGGCGCTGGAAATGGAGAAGGCCAAGAAAATCGAGAATTTGGCTTGCTACATCAAGAACCTTACGGCGGACGCCGCCGCTTACAAGGCGGAGAAGGACGTCTTCGCCGCCCGCCAGAAGGTGGCGGAAAACCAGGCGAAGCGAATGAAGGATTATCTCTCCTTCGTTCTGCACGGGGAGAATTTTGAATCCGCCCGCTGCAAGATTTCCTTCCGGGCGACGCCTCCCAGCGTGAACATCCTGGATATGGGAACGGTGGTGGAGTGGCTGGAAACCCATGGATACGAGGACGCCGTGAAGTATGAGGCCCCGACGGTATCCAAGACAGAGCTCAAGCGCATCATGGCGACGGAGCCGGTTCCCGGGGCGGAATTGGTGTCCGGCCTCAGCTTGGGGGTGAAGTGATGAACATCTATGAGAGCATCGCCGCCATTATGCAGGAAATCCCGGCCATTGGAAAGGATAAGCAGAACCAGCAGCATGGCTTTAAATATCGGGGCATTGATGATGTAATGAACGCTCTGCAACCTATCCTCTCCAAAAACAAGGTTTTCGTGGTCCCGGAAGTCCTGGAGCAGAGCCGGGAGGAGCGGCAGACTAACAAGGGCGGCACGCTGATGTACTCCGTGATGCGGATCAAGTACAGCTTCTACGCCGAGGACGGCACCTCCGTTTCCGCCGTTGTTATTGGAGAGGGCATGGACAGCGGCGACAAAGCAAGCAACAAGGCAATGTCTATCGCCATGAAGTACGCATTCTTCCAGGTTTTTTGCATCCCCACCGAGGAGATGAAGGACCCCGACGCAGAGACGCCGGAGCCCAGCACGGCCAAGAAGAAAGCGGCCATTCCTCCCAAATGCGCCAAATGCGGGAAGGAGATTACGCCTGTAGAAAAGCGTGACGGCACCCTGTGGACCGTACCCGACATGTGTACTTATAGCAAACTCAAATTCGGGTCGGAGCTCTGCGGCGGCTGTATGAAGGCGGAACAGCAGGAACGGGCTCATGCAGGCTAACGCATCGGATTTCCGATGGTCCATGGACGCCTCCGGCGATTGGCTTTGCATTCGGACAAAAGGCGCTAGGAAGATACTGGACGAGCTTACGCCCGGGAAACTGTACGACGTGGAGATCAAACAGCACCGGGAGAGGCGGAGCCTAGACGCCAACGCATACGCATGGGTATTGATGGATAAGCTGGCCGAAAAGACGGGCATCCCAAAAACCGAAATCTACCGGCACTACATCCGGGAAATCGGCGGAAACAGCGAAACCGTCTGCGTGGTGGAGGCTGCCGTAAAAAAATTACGGACCGGCTGGGAGCACAATGGGCTTGGATGGCAAACGGATATCCAGACCAGCAAAATTTCCGGTTGCGTCAACGTTATCCTGTACTACGGGGCCAGCACCTATGATACGGCGCAGATGTCCCGGTTAATTGACATGATTGTCTATGACTGCAAATCCCAGGGCATTGAGACGATGCCGCCGGGCAAGCTGGCGGCGCTGATGGAGGGATGGGAATGCGGAAGATGACTAAGGCAACCGCCATTCCGGCATCCGTGAAAATCGTCGTATGGGCCAGAGACGGCCACAGGTGCATTCTCTGCGGATCTTCCGCCGGAGCGCCAGTAGCCCACGTTATCCGGCGCTCCCAGGGCGGAAGGGGGGTAGAGCAGAACATTGTGACGCTCTGCCCTATCTGCCATCGGGAGTTTGACGAGGGCCCGCATCGGAACGAAATCTACAAGCGCATTACCGACTATCTGGAAGGATTTTATCCCGGCTGGAGCCGGGAAAGCGTAATTTATAAGAAGGGGGACATTTAATGAGCCTTAACAGAATTTTCCTTATGGGCCGCCTGACCAGGGACCCTGAGCTTCGGCGGACCGGCAACGGTACCGCAGTGACATCGTTTACCATTGCCGTTGATCGGGATTTCAAGTCCCAGGACGGCGAGAAAGAGACGGACTTTATCGATATCGTCGCCTGGCGGACTACGGCGGAATTTGCCAGCAAGTATTTCTCCAAAGGCCGCATGGCTGTGGTTACCGGGCGGCTGCAGCTCCGTGACTGGACCGACAAGGAGGGCAATAAGCGCCGGACCGCCGAGGTCGTGGCAGACAGCGTGTATTTTGGCGATTCCAAAAAGCTGGAGGGCAGCGACAGCGCCCAGGCGGAGAACGCCGCCGAAGGGACGTATGGCGGCTTTGCGGAGGCCGAGGACAACGGGGACCTTCCGTTTTAAGGCGGTGCCGTCGTGCCGAACAGAATAATCAAAGAGAGCATTTGCGATTCGGAGAAATTGGCGGCTCTTTCGGATTTTGAGTTTCGGCTATGGGTCGGCTTAATTACTCAAGCAGATGACGCAGGGCGCGGAGACGCCCGCCCTGCTTACATCAAGGGGCACGTTTTCCCGTTTCGGGAAAGGGCAACAACAAAGGATATCAGTGCTGCGCTTCACGCATTGGCGGCGGTTAGCTGCGTCACCCTCTACACTGTAGGCGGGAGGCCCTACTATTCGTTCCCGAGCTGGGCCAAGCACCAGAGAATCCGTGATTGCAAACCTAAGTACCCTGGCCCTGAAAATGCCGACTTGCCGCAACCTGCGGCGGACTGCGGCGACTTGCCGCAACCTGCGGCGGACTGCGGCCTGAATCCAATCCAATCCGAATCCAATCCGAATCCGAATCCGAAGTTTATAGGCACGGAGCCGCAAGCGGCGTCCATGCCGCCGGTGATTTTTTTGCCGCTGAATGATGGGACCGAATATCCGGTCTCTCAGGAGCAGTGCCATGAATGGGCGGGCCTGTACCCTGCTGTCGACGTGATACAGCAGCTTCGGCAAATGAGGGCGTGGCTGATTGCCAATCCTCGCAAGAAAAAGACGAAAAGCGGGATTAATCGGTTTATCGTCACGTGGCTCTCGAAGGAGCAGGACCGTGGCGGAGTTTACGGGAAGGAGGAAAGCTGTGGACAGCAAGGGAAGCCTGAATACCGCAACGTGGGACGAGACCTCTGAGCCTTGCCCGCTCTGTGATGGGCTGGGTTATACCGTTTCCCGGACCGAAACGGGAGAGCTGGTAAGCCGGACGTGCCGGTGCGAGATCGTCCGGCAGAATCGGAGGCGCATCCAGCGCTCCGGATTGGCGGGGCTTCTGGAGCGATGCAATTTTGCGTCGTTCCAGACGCCGGAGGCATGGCAGCGGGCCGCAAAACAGGCGGCGGAAGAGTATCTGACGGATTGCCGTGGGAAGTGGTTTTTCATCGGCGGATCTTCCGGCACCGGGAAGACCCATCTTTGTACGGCGATCTGCGGGCAGCTGATGGCGGGCGGCGTCCCTTGCCGGTACGTCCAGTGGCGTGGCGATATTCCAGCCATCAAGGCCAAAGTCAACGACGCAGAGGCGTACCACGAGGCCATCTGGCCGCTGAAAACGGTACGAGCCCTGTACATAGACGATTTCCTCAAGGGCTCGGTTACGGAGGCGGACAAAAACATCGCTTTTGATCTGCTAAACGCCAGGTACGCAAATCCGGACGCTATCACGATTATCTCCACGGAGTGGCCCATCGATAAGATCCTATCGTGGGATGAGGCCATCGGAAGCCGGATCGCCGAGCGGGCCAGAGAGTACACCCTGAACCTGCGCAGCAAGCAGAACTGGCGGCTGCGGGAGGTGGCTGGTGGTTGACCATGTGCGTGTGGTGGTAGACGTCTACGGGGTAGACGATTACATGGCGGCAAAGGAATCCGTAGCTATGATGCTGGAACCGCTTGGGAATGTCCGTGTGGTGCAGGTGGTTGCGGACGGGAAGACAAGTTAGGAGGACACAATGACCAGAGAAGAAATTTTGGCAGCCGCACAGAAATGCGTATGCGGCGATCGGGAACAGGACTATGGCAGCCCGGAACGGTCCTTTGGGGTCATTGGGCAGTTTTGGGGGACCTGCCTACAGGAGAAGTGCTTGGAGCCGATGTGCGGCGGGCCGCCGGAGGTCCAGGTCCTCCCGGAGGATGTGGCGGCCATGATGTGCCTCTTCAAAATCGCTCGCATCTCCACGGGCCACGGCAAGGCGGACAACTGGATTGACTTGGCCGGGTATGCCGCCTGCGGCGGGGAGCTGGAGGCATCGGATGGCTGATTACATTGATCGGGGCGTATTGCTCCAAAGAGCATGGGACGCTGGTGTGAAATGCGGATACATCAAGGCCGTGGATGTCGAGGAGCTTTTAAGCCTGCCAATTGCTGAGGGTGTAACACGGGTGTGCCGTTGCATGCAGTGTGCCTATGCCAAGTGGTCCGAGCGGAGCAAGGCCTACTACTGCCAACGCCGTTGGGCCATGCATAAGGTCAGGGAGCGGGATTTCTGCTCCTACGGGCGGAGGAAGGACGGCGAAACATGATTACCTGCTGTGCGGATTGCGAGAAACGCTATGTCAATTGCCGCAGTAAATGCGAGGCATATTTACAGCAGCGGGCGGAGCACGAGGCGGGGAAAGACGTTATCCGGGATATTCGGAAGAAAAACGATGCCATGTACTGCTATTCCCGGGATTCCAAGCGGCGCACGGAGAGGCGGGCGAATCGGAAGAGGTGGCGATAAGATGGCGCTGACATCGGCAGACCTGGCCCAGATGGGCCCGAAGGCGCAGAAGCAAGTGCTGCAAAAGCTGGGAGCGCAGCAGCGGCCTAGGGAGAAAAAACCGAGTAAGTACCACGCCAAACCGACGGATGCGTGGATGCCGGACGGTACGGCAAGGCATTTCGCCAGCGAGAAGGAGGCGGAAAGGTTCCGGGAGCTGGATTTGCTGCAAAGGGCGGGCCGGATTACAGGCCTGCGCTGCCAGGTGCCGTTTGAGCTGATCCCCCGGCAGGAAAGAGGCGACGGGAAATGGGAGAATCCCTGTACATATGTTGCCGATTTTGTTTACCGGGACGGTTGCAAAGTGGTGGTGGAGGACGTAAAAGGCTATGACGACTCCAAGAGCGCCGCTTATCGGCTGTTTATCATCAAGCGGAAGTTGATGCTGATGGTGCACGGGATCACGATCAAGGAGGTTTAGGAGGAAAACGTGAAGCGAAATGTTTGGAAAATAGCGTACATCGTATGGATGGTATTTGTGGTAGGCTTGCTGCTTTTCTGGCCCGCTAGAGCCGCCGAAGACACAGAACGCACGGAAAATCGCACGGAAGATGCGGCGGAACGCACGGAGTGTGTGATCGAGGAGCCGGAAGAGGGCTTTGAGAACGAGTACATCGAGGCGGCGCTTTACGCCTCCGGCTACTTCCGGGAGGACGTACCCCTCGACAGCGATACCCAGGCTTTTCTCCGGGCGGCCTGTGAGGAGACCGGCATCCCCTATGAGTTGGCCCTGGCCGTGATTCGGCAGGAAACAGAGTTCCGCAACGTCGTGGGTGATGATGGACGCAGCGTGGGCTATATGCAGGTGCAGCGGCGCTGGCACGAGGACCGAATGGCCCGCTTGGGGGTGACGGATCTCACGGACCCCTACAGTAATTTCCGGGTGGGCTGCGATTATCTGGCGGAGCTGCTGGGGAAATATTCGCTGGAAGAGGCGCTGACGGCTTACAATAGCGGAAAGCCAGGTAAGAGCACCTATGCCTCCAATGTCCTGGCGTACATGGAGGCGTACTATGGCGATTAAATGCAAGGGGTGTATCCATCGCAACCTCAGCGGCTACGCCGGGTACTGTGATTACCTCAAAAACACCGGCCATTGCAAAATCGTGAAAAAAGTTTTGCCAAATGGAGTGGAGGTCAAAACGATAGCCGACCCTGACGATTGCCCGTTTTTCGAGCCGAAGAAGAAAAAGGTTGAGAAGCCGCCGAAGGTTGTCCGGGCGCCGATCGACTTTGATTTAGTGCGGAAGCTGTACGAGCGAGGAATGAATGATCGGGAAATTGGCGAGGAAGCTGAGTGCTCCGGTTGCGTTGTGTGGAAGTGGCGCAAAAAGAACAAACTGCCGCCCAATAAGCGGAAGAAGCCGTACTGAGGAGGTGTACATGAGCAAGCCAAGATATCCTTGGTGGGGATATGTCAAAGCGATCATCCGGCAGTATAACGGAGGGAAGTTTGCCCCGGCGTCCGCCTCCCAGATCGCGGAGTATCAGGCGGTCCGGGATGCGGTAGAGCAGACGGAAGCCATGAATGGCGGCAAGGAGCGTATCTGGCTTGTGCGGATCGTGTTTTGGGAGCGGACGCATACCCTGGAGGGAGCTGCGCTGGAAGTGCATTGCTCAGAGCGTACCGCCCGCCGGTGGCATACGGAGTTTATCCTTCTTGTTGCCAAAAAAAGAGGGCTCTTGGACTAAAAGTTGGCCTTAAAAAGCCATTGACTTGTGTTACAGTGGGAGATGGGAGGATATTCCTTCCACCTCCCACTTCCCTTTCTGTCGCCCGTGCGGTGGTCCGTCCTCCTTCTGCCGCACGGGGATATGCCGCACGCACGATGCAGCCCAACGATCAGGGCCGAGAGGTCGCACTTCTCATGCGGCACAGCGTGTTTGATGCAGGGCCGCTCCCTTCCGTGCAAGCCGGACGGAACACAGACCGATAGTAACTGCGACACGACGGAGAGCAACGCCGGATAGCCCACAATGAGAGGGCGCGCGGAACACGACGCAACGGGACTTCGAGAGCCTGAGAAATCGTGGCACAAAGTAAGGGGCTGGCCGTCATAGTCCCTACCCAGGAATGGTCGCTGAAAACTACGCACGCGGGGGAGCGAGCTCCCTATCTCGATGGACGTGTCTGTGGATTGTGTCCGAAGCGCCTGCGTGGCGTCGGACCCGAGATCGTAAGACAATTTAAGCGGCAAGACGGCCAATATGCGGCATAGGTGCCCCGTAAGGGGAGACCACAGCGAGTGACGGGGACTTTCCCTGAAGCGCTAAAGCAGGGCAGGACTGCAATGCCGTACCAGATGTATGCTACCGCATTGCGGCACCACGGAAGGGTAAGACCGCTACAAGGGGCTTGCCTGTGCGCTGTATGAAAGCGGCAGGTCGAAGTATTTATTATTTAGCTGGACCCGGCTTGTGTAAAAGAAACGGATGCGACCGACATACCGGCGCAGGGCTGAAAAGTTCCGTGGTTATCCGGCGCTGCTGTCTTTGCGAGGAGGCTGAGGCGGTAAATGGATGTGGCGTGGTGACGGCAATCGAGAGATTAGGCCGTTGCGTAGGCCGGGCCGAACAGAGCGCAGCGCCGGAGACTGTGTAAGTATCACGCCCCTTGCGGGCATAGAGTAACCCTTCGGGGCGGGTAAAGTCTGCTGCGTAAGGCCAAGGGGCGGGGGCTGGTAGCAAAACAGGAGGAAGGCATGGAAATCACAAAACGGCGGCTTGCGGACATTGTTCCGTATGCGACTAACGCAAAAAAGCATGATAAGAGGCAAATCAACAACGTTGCGGAGAGCATCAAGCAGTACGGATTTGTGCAGCCGATTGTGATTGACCGTGACGGCGTGATTGTAATCGGCCACTGCCGCGCTATGGCGGCAAAGAAGCTTGGCATGGAAGAAGTGCCGTGCGTCTGTGTGGACGATCTGACACCGGAGCAGGTGAACGCCCTGCGGTTGGTGGATAACAAGAGCAACGAGAGCGATTGGGACTTTGATTTGCTGGCCGAGGAGCTGCCTGGTCTTGACCTGTCTGCTTTTGATTTTGATTGGGGATTGCGAGATGAACTTGACACGTCAGTCGTAGAGGACAACTACGATCCTGTTTTGCCGGCAGAGCCAAAGAGCAAACTGGGCGATGTGTACCAGCTTGGCGACCATCGGCTGATGTGCGGAGACAGTACGTCTTTGACAGACGTACAGACGCTCGTGGGGGGGGCACAAATGGATTTGCTGCTCACCGACCCTCCGTACAATGTGGACTATCAGGGAACCGCCGGAAAGATTAAGAACGACAACATGGAGGATACGGCGTTTAGACGGTTTCTGACGGATGCGTTTTCCAATGCGGCGATGGTCATGAAACCTGGCGCACCGTTTTACATCTGGCACGCAGATAGCGAAGGGTATAACTTCCGTGGGGCGTGCAGAGATGCGATGCTTCGCGTCCGGCAGTGCCTGATTTGGGTGAAGAATTCTCTTGTGATGGGGAGACAGGATTTCCAGTGGAAACATGAACCTTGCCTGTATGGCGAGAATGAGATTGAAGAGGACGCGCACGAGCCTTGCCTTTACGGATGGACGGAAGGCAAGAAGCACTACTTCTTTAAGAACCGCAGACAGACAACCGTCCTGAATTTTGATAAGCCGGTAAAGTCTGCGGAGCATCCGACCATGAAGCCGATTAAGCTGTTTGACTACCAGATGCAGTGTTCCAGCAAGCCGGGAGAGAATGTGCTCGACATGTTTGCTGGCTCCGGCACAACGATCATGGCAGCGGAGCAGAATGGTCGACACGCTTTCTGCATGGAGTATGATCCGAAGTATGCCGACGTCATTGTTGACCGGTGGGAGAAGTTTACCGGGAAGAAAGCGGTGCTCCTGCATGACGATTGAAGAAGCGCAGGCGATCATTGCAAAAACAAATAGTCCGCACCTAAAACGGGACATGGAGAAGTTTATCAAACGCCAGAAGAGAAAGGAGGGCGCGTATGGCAAGGCCAAGAAAGGAAATAGACCAGAAGCAATTCGAGAACCTCTGCGGCCTGCAATGCACGCTTGAGGAAATCTGCGGCTGGTTTGACGTAACGGACAAAACGCTGGATAGCTGGTGCAAACGCACCTATCATGCCAATTTTTCCGAGGTATTTAAACAAAAGCGTGGAGCGGGGAAAATTTCACTGCGGCGGAGCCAGTGGCGATTGGCTGAAAAGAATGCAAATATGGCCATTTGGCTCGGGAAACAGTACCTCGACCAAAAGGATATTGTGGAACAGAACATCAACACAGAGGGTGTTAAGGTGATAATTGATGTCTGACATCCGCCTGTCTGAAAAAATCGGCTCTGCGTTCTACGACGTGGCGCATGACGTGTTCCACCACGGTCATACGCATTACGATTTTAGCGGCGGGCGCGGCTCGTTGAAATCTTCCGCAGTATCAATTATTGTTCCGCTTTTGCTGGTCAGCAATCCCGGCACGCACGCACTTGTTCTGCGCAAGGTAGCAAACACGATCCGCGATAGCGTGTACGCCCAGTATATTTGGGCAATCGGTGAGCTGGGCATGGCGGCGTATTGGGAAGCCAAGGTTTCCCCGATGGAGCTGATTTATAAGCCGACGGGGCAGAAGATCATGTTTCGCGGCGCGGATGACCCGATGAAGATCAAGTCTATCAAGGTGCCGTTTGGCTATATCGCCGTGACGCACTTTGAGGAAAAAGACCAGTTTGCCGGACGTGCAGAAATCCGAAACATTTTGCAGTCGACTATGCGCGGCGGCTCGGTGTTCTGGAATTTTGAAAGTTATAACCCACCGATTTCGCGCGACAACTGGGCGAACAAAGACAGCTTGGAGGAACGCGCCGACCGCCTGTGCCACAAGTCAACGTACCTGCAAGCGCCGCCTGAGTGGCTGGGGCAGCAGTTTATCGACGAGGCAGAACACCTCAAAGAGACGGACGAGCGAGCATATCAGCACGAATACCTCGGCATTCCGGTCGGCACGGGTGGCAATGTGTTTGAAAATTTGGAGCTGCGAGAAATTACCGACGAAGAAATGTCGCACTTCGACCAAATCTATCAGGGTGTGGACTACGGTTGGTTCCCCGACCCGTTTGCTTTTATCCGGCTGTACTACGACAGAGCGCGGGAGACTATCTATCTGATGGATGAGATATACCAAAACAAGCTTACAAACGAGGCAAGCGGGAACATCATCATCCAGCGCGGGTACAAAGACGCTTATATTACTTGCGACAGCGCGGAGCCTAAGAGTGTAGCGGACTACCGCGCTATGGGGCTTCCAGCAAAGGCGGCGGTCAAAGGCCCCGGTTCTGTTGACTACGGTATGAAGTGGCTACAGCGGCGCAAGATTGTCATTGACCGCCGTCGGACACCAAACGCATATAACGAGTTCGTGAATTACGAATACGAACGGAATAAAGACGGCGACATCATCAGCGGGTATCCTGATGCAAATAACCATTTGATTGATGCCACAAGATACGCTTTAGAGCGTATTTCTCGCCAGATGGGAGTTATAGCATGAGTAACGCGGTTATCCAAAAGCTAACTGAATTAGGGTACGCCACAATTCCGGAAGCGTTCTACGGAAAAGTAAACGAGTGGAAAAGCTGGTATCAGGGGAATGTAAAGGGATTCCACAATTACCGCGTCCGTAACGGTGAAAGCGTGGTCAACTGCAAGCGGTATTCCCTTGGAATGGGAAAGAAGCTGTGCGAGGATTGGGCGAATCTGCTCATGAACGAGAAAGTGCAGATAACGCTTGAAGGGAATAAGGAACAGGAGTTTATTGACCGCATCTTGACGGAGAACAATTTTTCCGTTAAGGCGAATGAGATGCAGGAAATGAAGTCCGCGCTTGGCACGGTGGCATACATTCCCCGCGTTGTGGGGCAGGAGGTCAACGAGAGCGGCGAGATCGTACCCGGCAACGCCTCTGGCATTGTGCTGGACTATGTGACCATCGAAAATATCTACCCGCTGGCATGGCAGAACGGATATATCAGCGAGTGCGCGTTTTCCTCTGTAGTTACAAGGGGCGGGCGCGATTACCTCTATCTGCAAATCCATCGCAAAGAGGATGGCGGCGAATACGTCATTGAGAACCGCATTTATCGGTATGATAATGAGCAACTTGCAGACGAAGCGCTGACCAATGTTAAGGGCTTTGAGCGCATCCCCCCTGTTGTGCATACCGGAAGCGATAAGCGTCAATTTGTCATTGACCGACCCAACATTGTAAATAACTTCAACTATTTGCTTCCAACCGGCATTTCGGTGTATGCAAATGCTATCGACGTAATGCAAGGCGTGGATATTGCTTATGATAGCTACGTCAATGAGTTCAAGCTCGGGAAAAAGCGCATTATGGTGAAACCAGCTGCAGCGAAGTACCTTGACGGAGAGCCGGTATTTGATTCAAGCGACGTCGCGTTTTACGTTCTTCCGGAGGACGTAAATGACGGTGCGGTTATTACGCCGATTGATATGACATTGCGGACGGCGGAGCACAACACCGGCATTCAGGATCAGCTAAACATTTTGTCCAGCAAGTGCGGCTTCGGTGAAACCTATTACCGCTTTGACGGTGGCAGCGTAGCAACTGCCACACAGGTCATCAGCGAAAACTCTACCATGTTCCGCACGATCAAAAAGCATGAGATTGTGCTCGAGCAGGCGCTCGTGGAGCTATGCCGCATTCTTCTGCGGCTGGGCAACACGGCCATGAACGCTGGGTTGGATGAAGATGTGGAAATCTCCATCGACTTTGACGATTCCATCATTGAGGACAAGCAGACCGAATTTTCCCGCGATATGCAGCTCTTGCAGGCGGGTATCATGAACGATTGGGAGTTCCGCATGAAGTGGATGAACGAGGATGAGGCGACCGCAAAGGCGGCGCTGCCGAAGATGCAGGACATGACAACCGAAGGACAACAGGAGGTAGAGTAATGGGCGGCAGAGGCGGAGCTGGTGGCGGCATTGGAGCCGGAGAATTTGGGCGTGGGCGCGGTATGAGCCTTGCGCGGTTTTTGTCACAGCAGGATATTAACCGAGCAAACGCTGCGTCTGTCACTGATATGGGCGATATTATCAGGCGCACATTTGAGCGCAACGCTGCTGAAATCAATGGGCTTTCGCTGTCGGACGCTGAAAAGAAAGACGCCGTAAAGCAGATGGCAACTCTCGCAACAACGGCGCTCAAAACGGCGGCAGGAGCAGTCAATCCTTATGCAAGTGGGCCTGCACGCCTGACAACGGCGCAGAAAACAGGAAGCGCCGCAGACAGAGCTGCAAGAGCGCGCGGTGAAATGGATAGCTACATGCGGAAATTGCGTGACCAGTCCAGTAAAAACCGAAAAGCAGCAGAAAACAAGGCATTTTCCAATGCCTTTGTAACAGCGCAAAAGTCCGGCGCGTTGGAAGTTACGGTAAACGGCAAGAAATACCGCAGGGCTAACAAGCGCAGCGGTACATGGAGACCTGTTTAATGGGCGGACGCGGCGCAAGTAGCGGCATGAGCGAAAAGGGCAAGCCTTACGGGAGCGAGTTTAGGACACTTTTAAAAGCTGGGAACGTAAAGTTTGTAAAGCAAAATGCGGCATTGAACGCAAAAGACCCATTGGAAACTATGACCAAAGGGCGCATTTACGCAACGATAAACGATGAGGGCAAAATAAATGCAATCAGCTATTACGGTGCAGATGGAAAGCGCGTAAAAACAATCAATCTCTTACATAGCCATGAACAATTCAAGGGAGAGCACACGCACATCGGGTATTATCACGATGAGGGCGGCACAAGGGGCTTGACTGCGGATGAAAAGAAGCTGGTTGCATTCGTAAAAAAGGCTTGGTATAATAGGCATAGCAAGTAGTCGTATAGGGTGATTACACCGTGACTGCGGGAACTCCGGTTAGAATCCGGGCGCTTGCTATGCCGTAAGGTACAGAAATGTATCTTGCGGCATTTTTGTTTGCTGGGGGATTTATGATTAACTTTGAAAATCTTGATAAGTTCACATTCCTCGGCGTGGGCAAGTACGATATTCCGCAGATCGAGCCGGTCAAGACATACCCACAAGGTGAGTTTGTCCCCGTGAATTACCATTACACAGCGAAAGACACGAAAAGCAAGATTGTGCATTTCTTCGTGGACGATTACCAGTTCATTCGATATTGGAACACGCCGGACAAATACATTCCGAAACTGTCGCAGTTTGCGGCGGTGTGCGCGCCGGACTTCTCCACATACACGGATATGCCGCTTGCGATGCAGATATACAACCACTATCGCAAGCACTGGTTGGCGGCATATTGGCAAATGCGTGGCATGACAGTCTATCCCTCAATCTCATGGAGCGATGAGAGCAGTTACGATTGGTGCTTTGATGGTGATCCCGTTGGCGGTGTTGTGGCTGTCAGTTCGGTAGGAACACAGCAGAACAAGGAAAGCAAGCGGCTGTTTTTGCGCGGCTACGAAGAAATGATGAAACGGCTGTCGCCGGAATGGGTGATATTCTACGGAAAAGTGCCGGAGGAATGCGACTGGAATGTAATTCGAGTAAAGCCGCACTATGACGATATTGTGAAACGGAGGAAAGCGAATGAAATATCCGTTTCAGCCGGAAATACTTGATGCCATGCCGGAAGAGTTGGCAGAGCTGTACCGTGGGCTTGAGGACGCACTTCTGATGGAGATATGCTCCCGCCTGAAGCTGCGGGACGAGCTGAACGAGGTCACGGTTCAGGACATCAAGGCGCTGCGGTCACACGGCATCGACCTGAAAGAGATTGAGAAAGCCATACGCCAGAGTGCCAGCATAAGCGAGAAAAAGCTAAACGAGCTGATAGACGATGTGGTGGAGCGCAACCAAAAGTATTACACCGAGGTCATAGACCTTGCCCGTGTAACACAGCCTGACGTGCTGGTAGATGCAACTGCCATTGACGCAATCAGACGGCAGACGCAGGATGCGTTCCGCAACATCACCGCTTCGATGGGGTTTTTGGTAGACGCAGGGCGGACGATGCTGCCCCCCGCAAAGGCGTACCAATGGGCTTTAGATGCCGCTACATTGAAAGTAGAAAGCGGGGCTATTTCTTATGGGCAAGCCATCAAAGACGCCGTTAGGGAGCTTGCAAGCGGCGGCCTGCGCGTGGTGGACTATGAGAGCGGACACCGTGACCATGTAGACGTAGCTGCGCGCAGGGCTGTAATGACAGGCGTATCGCAGCTGTGCAGTAAGTACGCGGAGCAAGCGGCGGAATACTTGGAAACGCCGTATTATGAAGTGTCTGCCCACGCCGGGGCGCGTGATAAGCCGGGGCCGTCTCCGTGGTCCTCGCACAAAGACTGGCAGGGCAAGGTTTATTCCACCCGCAGCGGCGACATTTACCCAAGCATTTACGAAGTGTGCGGTCTGGGATATGTCGATGGTCTGGAGGGCGCTAACTGCCGTCACCGGCGCTATCCCTGGGTGGAGGGCGTATCTGAACGCACATATACCGACGATCAACTTGCCCATATCGATGACGGCTTAGGCTGCGAGTACGACGGTAAGAAATATACCGCATACGAGGCCACGCAGATGCAGCGCCGTATAGAGCGCACCATACGCAAGCAGAAGCGGATCAAAAACGCGTATAAAGATGCGGGGCTAACCGATGATGCGCGTGCAGCAAATATTAAACTGCGCCGCCTGAACGCCAAATACCGGGAGTTCAGCAAGGCGGCGGGCCTGCCGGAGCAGCCGGAACGGTTGAAGGTGCTGTACGGTGATGCTAAAAGCGACGCTGCCGCACAGGCGCTAAAAGCGCGGCGTGATGCAGAAGCAGCGTTGCAAAATAAGGAAAATACTGCTATACTTAACGCAAGAATAACCAGCGGCGAAATCTCTACGAAAATCAGGCCACAGGTTCAGGCGCGGCACATCGAAGGGACGGCAGAATTTGAACGGTACAGAGCGCAGAGACTTGCGAAGGGACAGACGCCGCAGAGCATTATGACCATTACGGCGCAGGAAGCGCAGGAAATCTTAGGAAGATATACTGGGACTGGAACTATAGCCATAAAGACCAGAAAAGATGGTTCTTTGGAAATCAAAGAGTATACGAACGTGGATCGGGTGATTGGGCAATATTATGAAAGCGATGCATTCCACGACACAAAGCGAATTATGATTATTTACTCAAAAAAAGGGGCGCACATCGTTCCAACGGTTCCCCAGGAGGATTAACATGGTTAATGTATGGGAATATGCTAATGCGTTGCCACGCATAAAGTTGAAAACGGCGGATGGGAATTGGTTTATTGGGAAGGTCATTATGGTTTTGGATGCCGAAGAAACAGAAGATGTCGAGGATAGCATTGACATCGAAATGGACAGCGGCGAAATCAAGTCTTTTTACCAAGACGAAATTGAAAGTATCGAGGTGCTTACATGAAGGTTAAAGTCAGGAACTATAAAGGAACTGTTCTCGAAATTGATTCTGCTGTAAATGTGCTTCGTGACGGTTCACGCAACGCAATTCGAGTGATCCAATACCGTATCGTTATTCTGTGCGACGATGGCGCAAGAGTTGAACTCTCAGATGTAAGCCCCAATGAAATTGAGGTACTTGCATGATCGACGATAAGCTAAAAGCCGCCATTGAACGGGCGCTTGCCGCCGGTTGCCGGGTGCAGTTAAAATGCATGAAGGATGGCAGCGTAAAAGCACAGATCATCAAAGCGGAAGAGCTGAAAAAGTAAATACATTCCCGCAGCGCAATTGAGCGCGAGGAAGTGGCACGATGAGCCAACTACTGAGATTTTCTTGGTGGTTGGCTCTTTTGTTTTATCAACACTTGCCGAGAGGCGTTAAACCGCTGGGCGACGGCCCAGGAAATAAACGGAGGTAAATCAAATGAGCGAACCCATTAACAACCCCAATCCGAACCCGGCCCCCGTACCGGAGCCGACACCTGCGAAGACCTTCACGCAGGAAGAAGTAGACGCCATGATTGGCAAGCGCCTCGCAAAGGCGATGAAGGGTATCCCCAGCGAAGAAGAGATCGCCGCATACCGCACATGGAGAGAGGGCCAGCAGACCGAACAGGAGCGCCAGGCCAAGAGAGACAAGGAGCTTGCCGACAGCAAGTCCGCTCTGACCGCCGCACAGGCGGAAATTGAGCAGATGAAGCGAGACAAGTACGTTTTTTCCAAGGGCCTGACTGGCGAAGAAGCTGAGTTTATTGCATTTAAGGCTCTGAAAATGGTGGACGACAAGACCACCTTTGAGCAGGCGGTGGACCAGCTTACCGAAAATCGCCAGAAGGTAAGAATCGACTGGGCGGCCCCTGCTGGCGGCGGTGAGAAGAAAATTGACGTAAATGCTGCGATGAACAGTCTGATTCGCAGCGCAGTGAAGTAAGGAGAAAGAATATGGCAACTATTGATCGTTCCGCACTTTCCGGCCTGATCCCTGAGCCCGTAACTCGTGAGATTATGCAGGGAGCTATTGCTGAGAGCGCCGTCCTGCGTATGGGCCGCCGCCTGGCAAACATGTCCAGCAAGACCCAGACCATCAACGTCCTTGACGCTCTGCCCTCCGCCTACTTTATCAACGGCGAGGCCACTGACAGCGGTGCTGGTGACGCCTGGAAGCAGACCACTAAGATGGCGTGGGACAAGAAGAAAATCTACGCCGAGGAAATCGCCGTCATCGTCCCCATCCCTGAGGCCGTCCTCGACGATTCTGACTACGACATCTGGGGCGAGGTCCGTCCTCGCCTGACCGAGGCTTTTGGCAAAGTCATTGATGCCGCTATCCTGTTTGGCACCAACAAGCCCAGCACTTGGCGTAACGGCGTTGTGCCTTCCGCTATCGCCGCTGGCAATGGCGTTCCCGTCGGCACCAGCGTTTTCGACGACATCATGGGAGAAAACGGACTGATCGATAAGGTTGAGCTGGACGGCTTTAACCCCAACGGCGTTATGTCCGCTATCCAGATGCGTGGCAAGCTCCGTGGCCTGAAGGATACCACCGGGCAGCCCATCTTTAAGTCTGACATGCAGGGCGCTACCCGCTACGGCCTGGACGGCATGGACATGTACTTCCCCATGAATGGCGCTTTCGACCCCACCCAGGCCCAAATGATCGTGGGCGACTGGAGCCAGCTGGTCTATGCCATCCGGCAGGATATGACCTTCAAGATTTTCACCGAGGGCGTTATCCAGGATCCCAGCACTAAGGACATTACCTACAACCTGATGCAGAACGACATGGTAGCTCTCCGTGCCGTCATGCGTCTGGGTTGGGAGATCGCCAACCCCATCAACGCTTACAACGCCGACATTACCGACCCCTTCCCCTTCTCCGTTTATGGCAAGGCGGGCACCGTGTCCACTGTGACCGTTTCTCCCGCTACCGCCACTATGGCAAAGGGCGACAAGAAGGCGTTTTCCGCCGTTGTGGCCGGTGATGGCATCGTGAGCGAGAACGTTGAGTGGAGCCAGAATGGCGCTAAGTCCTCCATTTCCGAGGATGGCGTTCTGACTGTGGCCTCCAACGAGACTTCCACCAGCATCACCGTAACTGCCAAGTCCAAGCAGGACAGCAGCAAGACCGGCACCGCTACCGTCACCGTTTCCTGACCTGAAAGGAGCTGGCCCGTATGATTTACGCCGACTATGAGTATTACTCCTGCACTTATTGTGGGACTGCCGCAAAAGATGAGGATTTTCCCCGGCTATCCGTTCGGGCCAGCTCCTTCCTCGATTATTACACTCGCAACAAGGCGAAAGATAACGCTGATTTGGACGCTGTAAAAATGTGCTGCTGCGCACTCATTGACAAGTATGCTGTCATCGAAGCGGCACAGGCGCTTGCCGCCGCAAAAATGGTAGAAGCAGCAAACGGAGACAGCGTGAAAAGCGAAACGGTAGGTGGGTATTCTCGCACTTTGGCAACCGGGGGAGAATCTGCGTTGGCCGCAATCAACGTAACGGACGGGGCAAAAAAGCTGCTAGCGGCAACGTGCAATGAGTACCTTGCCCATACTGGGCTGCTTTATCGGGGAGGAGGCTGCGGATGTACGCTCCCCACGTTGTAACGATCTACAACATCGTCCGGGAAACGGACCCGGCGACGCTGGAAGAAACAGAGCAGGCCTATATCACGATCCTTCGTGACGTGATGCTGCAGGCCTCAAAGGCTGCAAACGTCCGGAAAAGCGGCCTGGAAGGCGCCGATGCCGTAAACCTCTATATCCCCTTCTTTGTGGAAGCGGTGGATGGGAAGACGGGGGCCGCCAAGACCTATTCCAAGCCACAGGCGTTTAACGCCGCCGCTGATAAATCCGGCATGTGGACGCTCTCCTACAATGGAAATGGGCAAGAAACCATTTTTGTGAAGGGCGAATTTGTTTCCGACAATCTGGATGTCGTGCGATTCCATGATGATTGCTACAACGTCACCAAAGTCGACGAAATGGACTATGGTAGCGACGACATGCGGCACTGGGAAGTCGGAGGCAAATGATGGGCGTAAAGTTTTCCGTTTACATGGAAGGCATGGACGCCATCAAGGAAAAGCTGGCGCAGGGATGCGGTAAAGCAGAACATGCGCTCGCCGTCCAAGTTTTGACGGATACCGATCCGTATGTCCCGGCGTCTCAAGCTAAAAGCCTTGCAAACAGAGCGCACATTGAGGGATTTACTAAGACCGATTTTGGCCCTGGAAGCGGAAATATGATTGTGTACCCCGGCCCTTATGCCAGATTTCTGTACTACGGAAAAGTCATGGTGGATCCCAACACCGGAAGCACATACGCCCCCGAAGGTGGAACAAAGGTTGTGACGGACCGAAATTTGGTTTTTACCCAGACTGTGCATCCGCAAGCGCAATCCCATTGGTTTGAGGCGTCCAAAGCTCAGAATCTCGATAAATGGATCCGTGTAGCGGAAAAGGCGGTGAAAAAGTATGGAACAGGTTAAAAAGGCGGTATCGGCGGCAGAGGAAGACCAGGTATCCCGCAAGCTTCTGGTTTGGCTTAACACCTTTCCGGACAAGCCGGTTGACCTGATCCGCTTCGAATTTCTTCCCGCTGATACGGAATGCATGGCGCTTTCCACCATCCAGGCGGCGTACATCGTCAAGCGGTACATTCTGGGCGGATACCAGGCGGAGTATCAATTCAAGGTGATTTACCGGGTAAAGCCCGGCAACAGCAACGACAAGCGGCTAAAGGCGGATGAACTCTTAAACGCTCTCGGTGATTGGGCAGAATTGTTCGGAGGCGTGAACGATGACCCGTTTATTGGCGAGGGAAAGCACGTAATCCGCATTGAGCCCACCACCAGATCGTCGCTCTTTGCTATGTACGAGAACGGCGACGAGGACCATCAAATCCTTATGAAAATGAATTACGAGGTGAATGTATAATGGCTGAGAAGTATTCCATCGCCGGCAACACCGGCGAATCTCCGCTTCGTGAACAGATCGTGACCTATCTCAACACGACCTCTTCGGCGCAGCCTGTGTGGTCGCCTATGGGGAGAACGGTCGAGGACAGCTCCATCGACGCAGACTATTCCGAGGACAGCAAAACCGACATTTTCGGCACGGTGTGGAACAGCGCAAAGAAGCCGAAGAGGGAGCAGGAGTTCTCTGATTCGAACCTGCTTGCCGGTGATGCCGTGATGAATCGGGTGCTGGATCTCTGCATTGTCCAGCAGAATATGGCGGAGCTCCAGAACCAGGACTGTCTCGTCGTGTACCTGTTCCTGCAGGACAGCAGCGGGAAGGCATTTGCGGAGCGGTATCCGAACAGTACCGTCCTGATGACCTCTATCGGCGGCCCTGGCGGCGAGAAGGCGGTAACTGGCATCAAGGTCTCCTATGGCGGCGAACGTGTTACCGGCACGTTCGATAAGACCACGAAGACCTTCACGGCGGACACTTAATGACAGCGGGGCGGGCTCTGCCCGCCCCATTTGGAAGGAGGAGACCATGGAACTCAATTTTGCCAACGGCGTACAGAGCTACACCGTCAACGGCGTGGAAGACGCTCTCCGGCTCAACCCAACGGATGCGGAGATGTTGCAAAAGATTTATCTTGCCATGAAGGACCTGGAGGGCAAACAGAAGGAACGTGCCAAAGTCGAAAAGAGGTCCGAAGACATTGAGGAAACATTTTTCCGCCTCCACGCCCTGGACCAGGAGATGCGTGGCGTGTTGGACATCCTTTTTGGAATTGGCGTCTGCGAAAAAATCTTCGGGGAAATGAGCCTGTACGCCTCGGCGGACGGCCTTCCCGTGTGGGAGAACTTCATCCTGGCCGTGATCGACCTGTTTGACGATTCCGTGAAGCGGGAGGCGGCTCTCTCCGACAAGCGCATCCAGAAGCACGTCCAGAAGTACCACAGATGAATTACTCCCTGCCGACAGAGGTCGAGATCGGAGGGAGCAGCTATCCCATCCGCTCCGATTACCGGGCTATCCTGAATATCTTCGAGGTCTTCGGCGACCCGGACTTGGACAATGACCGGAAGGCGCTGGCGGCGCTGGACATCTTCTACCCGGATTTCCTGACGATCCCCGGGGAACAGCTGCGGGAAGCGGCGGAGAAGATGTTCTGGTTTATCAACTGCGGGGACGAGGGCGACAACCGCAAGCGCCCCAAGCTGATGGATTGGGAGCAGGATTTCCAGTACATCGCCGCTCCGATCAATCGGGTGGTGGGGCAGGAGATCAGGTCCATGCCCTATCTTCACTGGTGGACCTTCATCTCCGCTTACTACGAGATCGGAGACTGCTTCTTTGCTCAAATTGTCCGGATCCGCTCCCTGCGGGCGAAGGGCAAGAGACTAGAGAAGGCGGACCAGGAATTTTACCGAGAAAATAAGCGCCTTGTGGATATCAAGGAGAAATATTCCGAGGCGGAAAACACACAGCTGCAAGAGTGGATTTGAGGTGACACGATGGCCGATGGCGAAGTGATTTTCAGCACGGAGCTGGACAACAAGGCGCTCTACCGGGACCTGAACAAGGCGGTGAAGGATATCGACCGGCTTGACGGCAAAATCTCCAAGCTGGGCGCTCAGAAGATCCCGCTGGAGGAAAAACTCCAGCGGATCACAGGAGAGCTGGATGAGGCCAAAGCGGCACTTGCGGACATGCGGGCAGCTCCGAAGGGCACCTATGAAAAGGTCGATATCGCAGACCAGGCGACCCGTGTCCGGCTGCTGCAGGCGGAGTTTAACAGGACCGCAAACAGCGTTGACAATATTGGGAATCAGCTTCGGGCGGCGGAAACCGACCTGGATGGCGCAAAGAAGAAGGCGGGGGAGGTCAGCGACCGAATCCGGGAGGCGGAGGCGAATACCAGCCGTTTTGGCGAGGCTGCAGCTAACGCAGACGGGAAAATGAAGAAGATTCTGGGCCGTGTAGGGAAACTGGCCAAACGAGTTCTTATTTTCGCTGTAATTACCGCCGCTCTGCGGAGCTTGCGGAACTGGATGGCGGAAATCGTAAAGAGTGACAAGGAGGCCTCCGCCGCAATGGCGCAGCTCAAGGGGGCGCTTCTCACCTTGGCGCGGCCCCTTGTACAGGTCCTCGTCCCGGCGTTTACTATGCTTGTCCGGGTTATCGCCGCCGTTGTGACGCAGATCGCCCGCCTTGTGGCGGCCATCTCCGGGAAAAGCTTATCCAGTGCGGCGGCGTCGGCGAAGGCGCTGAACGCCCAGACGAAGGCCCTGAAGGGGACCGGGAAGGCGGCGAAAGACGCCGGGAAGTCCCTTGCGTCGTTTGACGAGATCAACCAGCTCTCCTCCGGCTCTTCCGGCGGCGGGGGCGGCGCTTCTGCGGACAGCATTGCGCCGGACTTCTCCTTCATGGACGAGGTAGATGGACGTTTGAAAAAGATTGCCGATGCGGTCCTTCTCATTGGGGTGGGGCTTGCCGCCTGGGAGCTGTCTTCGGTCCTCCCTGGGAAGCTGGGGACCGTGGCGGGGAAACTGGCAGGAATCGCCCTCACCGTGGGTGGCCTCATCCTCCTGTGGGACGGGCTTTCCGACGCCTGGAACAACGGCGTGGACTGGGGAAATCTCATCGAGATCCTTGGCGGCGCCGCAGCGGCGGCGCTGGGCCTCTACCTGACCTTCAAGGAGGTCGGCGCAGGCATCGGGCTTGTCGTTGCCGGAGCCGCTATGGTGGTCACGGCGTTCCGGGACATCGACCAAAACGGCCTGAATCTCAAAAACACGCTCTTGATGATCGCCGGCATTGTCAGCACCGGTCTGGGTTTCTGGTTCCTGACAGGGAAAGTGTTCCCGCTGGTGGTTGCGGGCATTGCCGCCATTCTCTTCGCCATCACGACCCTTGCGGGCAACGGGGAACAGCTGATCGGCAACCTCAAGCAGACGTTTTCGGGGCTTGTGACCTTCTTGGATGGCCTTATCAACCTGGACATCGAGAAAATGCTTTCCGGGCTGAAGGGCATGGTCAGCGGGGCGCTGAACACGGTGCTTACCATCGTGGGCAGTGTCATTAACCTCATCATCCGGGGCCTCAACTGGCTCATCGAGAAGATCAACAGCATCTCCTTTGACGTGCCGGACTGGGTGCCTGGCATCGGCGGAAAGAGCTGGGGGCCAAACATCCCTCTCGTGAAGGAGTGGCAAATCCCGCAGCTGGCCCAGGGCGCCGTCATTCCTCCCAACCGGGAGTTCCTGGCCGTGCTGGGCGACCAGCGGAGCGGGACGAACATCGAAACGCCGCTGGCGACGATGGTCCAGGCCTTCAAACAGGCCCTTGCGGAGAGCGGCTACAGCGGCAGCAGCGAGGCATATCTCGTTCTGGACCGAGACGTTGTGGGCCGGGTGGTATATCGGCTCAACAAGGCCGAAGGAAACCGCATCGGCGTGAACCTTACGGGGGTGTGACATGGGGTATATCAAGCTCAACGGCCGCAGCTTTGACGCTGACATCGCCATCTCCAAGTACAACCGCAATTTCAACGTCCTGGACGGCGACAACGTAGGCCGTGCCATGACGGGCCGGATGATCCGGGACATCATCGGAACCTACCTGGGGCATAAGATCACCGTCTTCCGCCGGGGCAACAACTACGCCGGTTTGGACGAGTTCTGGGATTACCTGTACCAGCACAGCGTGGACGATTCCGTCCTCCTGGAGGCTGCTGACGGGCAGACCGCCATCGCTTACGAGGCGTACTACACCAGCGCCACCCAGGACCTCGAAAAGGTAGAGGGTGGCGTCAACTACTGGGGCGAGATCGAGGTAAATTTTATCCCCATGGAAGCGCAGGTAAAACCGACGTGAGGTGACAAATGGGCAAAACGACAGTTGTCTACAAGGACGTTGCGGTGGGAGCGGCGGAAGCGGCGTCCGTGACCGCCACGGGTCCTACGCCGGAGAGCGCCCCGGCAAAGCTCCCATTCGGCCAGGATACCGGAGCTGTCGTGACGCTGGAGCACAACCGGTGGATTCTGGACGGCTCTATGGACCGCTGGTACGAGGATGAGGCCTACGCCTTCTGGTCTGCGGCGCTTTCCGGGGCGGACGGGAGCTTCGATGAGCCGCCCACCATCACCATCGCTTTTTCGCAGCAGTTCTCTTCCATGGGCGTGAGCTTTAGCTTTGACACTGCCACAGGGGAATACTGCTCCGCCCTGAACATCAAGTGGTACCAGGGCGACACCCTGAAGGCGGACCAGGACTTTGCCCCGGACAGCGCCCAGTACTTCTGCGAAAAGAAAGTGGAGAGCTACGACAAGCTGGTAATCACCATCCAGGCGACCTCCCTTCCGTATCGCAGGGCGAAGATCAACCAGATTCTCTTCGGCATCGTCCGCATCTTCGGCATGGAGGAGCTGCGAAACGCCTCCATCGTCAACGAGATGGACGAGGCGGCTATTGAGCTCCCGGTTTCGTCTTTCTCTTGGACGCTGGATAGCCTCTCTGACGTGGAGTACATGTTCCAGCTCAAGCAGCCGGTGGAGGTACGCAGCGCCGCTGGGCTGCTGGGGGTTTACTACATCTCCAGTTCCTCCCGGCAGGCGGCGTCCCTCTATGACATCAAGTGCAACGATGCCCTCGGCGTGCTCTCTGAGACGCAGTTTGCCGGGGGAGCGTACCTATCCGGGGTGAGCGCAAAAACGCTTCTAGGCGAGCTGGCAGCGCCCTTTGCGGTGGAGTATGCGGATGGCGTCGAGGATGCCACTCTGAAGGGCCTGCTTCTCCCGCAGACCCGGCGGGAAGCCATTCAGCAAGTTCTTTTCGCCTGGGGGGGCGTCTGCCTCGCCACGGACGGCGGCAGCGCTCTCCGGGTTTTCCAACAGGACAGCACGGCGGAAGTCATCCCGAAGGACCGGACCTTTATCGGGGCGGCGGTGGACACGGCGTCCATCGTGACCAAAGTCTCCGTCACGGCCCATACCTACACGGCGGACAGCGGCGGCAGTGTCCAGGTGGGCGGCGTGTCCTACAAGGACACCACCACCGTCTACACGGTGAGCAATCCCAATGTCACCGCCGGGGACCGGGAAAACGTGAAGGAGATCCCCGGGGCGACGCTGGTCTCCACGGACATCGGACAGGCCGTGGCAAACCGGGTATATGCCTACTACGCCAAGCGGGACACCGCCACGGCCCGCATCGTCCACAAGGGCGAGAAGCTGGGCGACTGCCTGAGCGTCTATACGCCCTGGGGTACGCTGGTGACGGGCAATCTCCACAAGATGGAGATCAAGCTCTCTAACACCGTGGTCTACGGGGCGGAGGTGACGGGATGACCGCCGGGGATATCCTGGACTACGCCTACACCGGGGCGGCGCAGACGGTGGTCCTGCCGCCGGGGCGCTACCGGCTGGAGTGCTGGGGCGCCCAGGGCGGATACCGCTCCAACACCGCCTACGGCGGCAAGGGCGGATACTCTGTCGGCGAGCTGACGCTCAACGAGGAAACCACGCTCTACGTCCAGGTGGGCGGCAGCGGCAACACCGGCAAGACCTCCGGCGGCTACAACGGCGGCGGCAAGCGGAGCACCTACAACGGCGGTGGCGGCGGCACGGATATCCGCATCGGACAGGACGACCTCTACGCCCGTGTTATCGTGGCGGGCGGCGGCGGATCGGACGGCGCTTCCAGCAAGGCCGGTATGTACGGCGGCGGCGAGAGCGGCGGCACCAACACGGCAAACTACGGCACCGGCGGCGGAGGGGGCACCCAGACCGCCGGGGGAGCGGGCGGGTCCGGCAACTCCGGCACCTTCGGCGTCGGCGGCGAGGGCCTTTACCGCTCCAGCGGCTACGGCGGTGCCGGTGGCGGCGGTTGGTACGGCGGCGGAGGCGCTTACCCGGACAGCTCCGGTGACGATGACAGAGGCGGAGGCGGCGGAAGCGGCTTCGTCTGGACGGGCTCCAACGCCCCCACGGGCTATCTCCTGGGCAGCGAGTACCACCTGGCCAACGCCAGCACCACGGCGGGCAGCGCATCCTTCATGGGCCCCACGGGCACGGCGGAGACCGGCCACAGCGGCGACGGCTACGCCCGGATCACCGTCCTGGAGGTTTTCCCCCAGGGGCCGGAGACCCCCACGAACTTCCACCAGACCGCCAAGGACTACTTCTCCCTGGGCCTGGCCTGGGACGCCGCTGCGGACGCCACGGGCTACCGCCTCTACCGGGACGGGGCCCTGCTGGCCACCCTGACGGGCACCAGCTACACGGACAGCGACGTGGAGCCGGGGGAGAGCTACCGCTACTCCCTCATCGCCTACAACGCCGACGGCGACAGCGACCCGGCTGCCTTGACGGCATCCACCCTGGAGGGTTTCGCCTTCCGAACGATCACCTTCTCGGACGCCGTTTTCTCCATCAATCCTTGCGACATCAACGCCAAGACCGTCCTGTCCCTCTCGGCGGCGGAGACGGTGCTCATCCTGGAGCCGGAGGCCTGGTACTCCGGCGATCTCTACAGCGGGGAGGTATAACCCATGGCCATTAAGACAGTCCAGGCCGTCATCAACGGTCAGACATACACCCTGGCGCTCAACAGCTCCACGGGCAAGTGGGAGGCCACCATCACGGCCCCCGGGAAGACCAGCTACGGCCAGAGCGGCGGCTACTACAACGTCACCGTCAAGGCCACCAACGACGCCGGGACCACCGGCCAGGCGGACGGCTCCACCCTCACAGGGCTGCGCCTGGTGGTCCGGGAGCGGGTGGCGCCGGTCATCACGATCCTGTCGCCCTCCTCCGGGGCCTACGTCAGCAACAACAAGCAGCCGGTGGTCTTCACCGTGGTGGACGAGGACGGCGGCTCCGGCGTGGATCTCACGAGCCTCGTCGTCAAGCAGGACGGCACGGCAGCGGCAGCCTCCGCCATCAGCTCCACGGCCATCACCAATGGCTACCAGGTGACGTACACCCCGGCCGCCGCCCTGACGGACGGCAGCCACACCGTCACCATCGACTGCAAGGACTACGACGGCAACAGCGCGGCGCAGAGGTCCACCACCTACACGGTGGATACCGTGCCGCCCACCCTCAACGTCACAAGCCCCACGGACGGCCTCATCACCAACTCGCAGACCCTCACCGTGGCGGGCACCACCAACGACGCAACCAGCAGCCCCGTGACCATCAAGATCGAGCTCAACGGCAAGGACCAGGGCGCTGTCACGGTGGGCACCGGCGGTGCCTGGTCCAAGTCCATCACCCTCGCCAGCGGGAGCAACACCATCAAGGTGACGGCCACGGACGCCGCCGGCAAGACCTCTAGCGTCACCCGGACGGTGACCCTGGACACCTCCGTGCCCCAGATCACGGCGGCCACCATCACTCCCAACCCCGTTGACGCCGGGGCGACGATGGTGATCTCCGTCACCATCACATGAGCACCCGCGCACTGAGCGTCGCCCTCCCCAGCGAGGTGATCTACGTCTCCGGCACCGTCAACGGGACGGCCTACACCTGGACCCGAATGGACGACGCCTGGCAGGCCACGGTGGAGCGGGCGGCGGACGAGCGATACCGGGTCTCCCTGACGGCGGTCAACTCGCTGGGGACCTCCGCCAGCTACGAGCTGACCCTCTACTACGGCCTGCAGGGGCTCATCACGGACCGGACGGAGGCGGATGTACGCCGGGTCAAGGCGCTGGCCGCCAAGGGCTGGGCGGGCATGACGGCGGCGGAGCGGACCGAGTGGCTGGGCGAGATGCGGGGTGCCTACAACGCCAGCGACCTCAACCGGGTGGGGAGCGCCGTGGACTACGTGGCGGGGCGGCTCCGTGGCTGCGGTATCTCCGTCTCCGTGGCCCCCCGGATGGACTGGCAGGAGACGGACATCCCCACCAGGGCCGAGATGGCGGCGTATCTGGCGGATATCGCCGCCCTGCGGGCGGCACTGCCGCCGCGGGACGGCACGCCCCCGGCCCCCGTGGACATGCTGGGCCTCAGCTGGGAGGAGGCCAACGCCATCGAGAGCATCCTCCTGGCGGTGGATGACGCCATTACCCGGATGAGCCAGGCGTGGTTTTTCTCCGGAGACCTGTACGCCGGAGAGGTATGATGAAAGGAGCGAGCAATGAAGGATAGAGTACCCCTGTACCCGGGGCGGGTGAAGCTCACGCCCGTGGCCGGGCAGGCCAACACCTACGACATGAGCCGGGCGGACAGTCCCCAGCAGGAGGGCACACCCCTCAACAAGGCCACCCTCCTCAGCGACGAGACGGCGGCCCTTATCTGGCCGGACGCAAGCACCCGGCCCGCAGACCCCACCGTGGACGACGCCCTGGCGTCCCTGCCCCACAAGCGCAAGGTTGCCAAGACCGTTATCATCACGGAGACGCAGGATTGGACCGTCCCGGCGCATGCGGGGGAGATCGACGTCCGCATCTTCGGCGGCGGCGGTGGTGGCGGTGGCGGCTCCTCTAACAGCGTCGGCGGACATGGCGGCGGCGGCGGGCACATGGCCCACGGAACGTTTGACCTCGAAGAAGGGGCAAACGTGACGGTAACCATTGGCGCCGGTGGCGGCGGTGGAGAATATCCCCGTGCGGGAGGAACGTCTTCTTTCGGCGCTCATATTTCTGCCGCTGGCGGAAATTCCGGCGGAGGTTACGGATCAAGCGATACCGCAGGAGATGGCGGCTCCGGCGGAGGCGGCGGAGCTTACGACAAGCGTGGTGGCAACGGCGACTATGGTGGCGGCGGCGGTGGCGGCGGAGACGACAGTTATGCTGGCGGAAATGGCGGAAATGGCGGCAGCTACGGCGGCGGCGGTGGCGGCGGCGGAACGTACTCCGGAAGTCCTGCACCGACCGCTGGAGGTACGGGAGGTACGCACGGTGGATCCGGCGGCTCCGGAGGAAGAATGTCCAGCACAAATCAAATCGCCGCAGCAAACGGAGAAAATGGCACCGATACCACAAACATTTCCGGGCTCGACTACAACGGGCAAGGAACCGCGGGGACAGCTCAATCCGCTGGTTCTGGAGCTGGCGGCGGCGGTGGCGGCGGCTATGGTGGAAATGGCGGAAACGGCGGCAGCTTCGGCGGCGGCGGAGGAGGAGGCTATGGCGGAAACGGCGGAAATGGCGGCGTCGGTTACGGCGGCGGCGGCGGTGGTGGCTATGGAGCCGCTGGTGGCACCGGAGACTTCGGCGGAGGCGGTGGCGGCGGCTATGGATCCGCTGGCACTGGCGGCGCTGGCGGCAGTAGTGACAGAAGCGGCGGAGATGGCGGCTATGCCGCCGGCGGCGGCGGAGGCCACAACACCGACAATGGCGGCGCTGGTGGTAACGGCGTTTGCGTTATCAAGTACTACGTTTATGAGGTGACAGGATGAAGGTATTTCACATCGTAGGCGGCTGGTGCCACTGGGACGCCACGGCGCAGTTCCCCAGCGTGGCCTCCACCGTGGGGCGCTTCCCGCCCTCAGACCTCTTCGTGGAGGCCCCGGACAACGTCTTCGAGGGCTGGGGCTACGACCCGGAGCAGGAGGGCGACGCCCGCTTCCTGCAGCCCGAGCCCCCGGAGGGCTGGCTCTATGACGCCGGCACCGGGACCTTCTACCCGGAGGGGGACATCGCCCCCTCCCAGCAGCCCACGGACGCTCAGCGCCTGGCGGCGCTGGAGGCGGAGAATAAGGAGCTCAGAGCCAAGCTGGCCGCCGCTGTGGAGAGCGGGGCCATGCTGGAGGACTGCATCGTAGAGATGGCAGGCGTGGTCTACGCCTGAGAGAGAGGAGTGAGAGCATGGCAAGACTTTTCGCCATAAGAGTGGCCGAGGGCCGCACGCAGTGGGCCCAGGTGCCCCCCAAGCTCCGCCAGGCCGTGGCGGACATCCTGGTGGGTGAGCTGGGCCTCCTGGGCCTGGTCCCCGCCGAGTACGGCGGGATTGCCTGAGGAGGTGACCCATGGACGACAACACCAACCTGGCGATCCAGCTGCAGAAGGTGGACGACCGCTCCCAGCGCAACGAGGGGCGGATCAAGAAGCTGGAGGCGGACCAGAAGGCCCTGCTGGAGCTGACCTCCTCCGTGCGGGAGCTGGCCAACGAGCAGGGGCACGTGAAGCAGGACCTGGCGGAGATCAAGGAGGATGTCAAGGGCCTCGCGGCCCGGCCCGGCAAGCGCTGGGACAGTATCGTAAGCACGCTGCTGGCGGCTCTGGTGGGGGCTTTCGCCGCCTGGCTCATCAGCGGCGGGATTTGAGAGAGGAGTACAAGTATGAGTAAGGTAACCGACACCATCAACGCCTACGCCCAGGGCGCAATCACCCTGGAGGAGTGCAACGCCAAGCTGCGGGAGCTGGGCCACCCCGTGATGCTGGACCCGGACCGCCCCAAGCTGACGCCCGAGATGATCGAGGCGGGCTGGGGACTGCTGGATACCGGCACCGGCACCCTGGACCCCGTGCAGGTCCGGGACAACGAGCTGGTGGACACCGACTGCGGCGAGATGCCCGCCTTTGTCTGCCTCCGTGGCAGCTGGTACGAGGTCAAGGGCCGCAAGGTCATCCGGGGCTGACCCGGAGAAAGGAGCGCACTATGGATATCAACGCTATGGGCATTACCGGCGTGGCGGCCATCACCGTCATCTGCCTGCTGATCGGGCAGGCCGTCAAGGCCAGTGCCGTGGACAGCAAGTGGATCCCCATCATCTGCGGCGTCTGCGGCCTGATCCTCGGCATCGCCGCCATGTACATCATGCCGGACTTCCCGGCCACCGACTACATCACGGCGGCGGCCATCGGCATCGTCTCCGGCCTGGCCGCCACCGGCGCCAACCAGGCCATGCGGCAGCTCAATGAGTAACCCCTGCGCCGTCACCGTGCCGCTCTCCCGGATCGCCCGCATCCAGATCTACGTCAACACCCGGCGGCGGACCCTGACCCAGATCATGCGGGAGACGGGGGCGGACTACGGCCTCAACGGCACCCTCTACAACATGCGCACCCTGGCCGTCAACTGCCACCTCAAGGTGGACGGCAAGGTCCTGGCGAATCCCGCCTACACCGTGGCGGGCTACGCCTGGGGCCAGGGGCCGGACATCCGCATGGACGCACTGCCGGACAGCGCCCGCAACTACATCGCCTGCACGCCCCTGATCGTCAGCGGTAAGGCCCTGAGCAAGCTCACCTACGATCCCGGCCAGGGCGGCAAGCGGGGCAGGAGCGCCATCGGCATCAAGGGCGACCGTCTGGCCCTCTACTGCTCCCGGGACGGCTCCGGGGCCGCCAGGACGCCGGAGGACTTGCGGAGCGACCTGGTGAAGGCGGGCTGGGACAGCGCCGTGATGCTGGACAGCGGCGGCAGCAGCCAGTGCGACTTCCAGGGCCAGCGCATCACCAGCTCCCGGAGGGTGCAGCACTATATCCTGGTATACCTCAACGATAACGAGCCGGAGGGAGGCAAGCCTATGGTAGAGATCAACGCATACAGCAAGGCCAAGGACGGCGGCAAGAGGCTGTCCAGCAATTTCAAGGTGCGCGAGTTCGCCTGCAGCGACGGCAGCGACGCCGTCCTGGTGGCCCCCCGGCTGGTGATGGTGCTGCAGAGCATCCGGAGCCACTTTGCGGCCCCGGTGACCATCCACAGCGCCTACCGGACACCGCAGTACAACGCCAAGGTCGGCGGCGTAGCCCATTCCCAGCACTGCTACGGCACGGCGGCGGACATCGTGGTCCGTGGCAAGACCCCGGCCCAGGTGTTTGCCTACGCCCGGGAGATCATGCCCGACTGGGGCGGCGTGGGCGTCTACGTCAAGAAGGGCTTTACCCACATCGACGTCCGGGAGGATCGGGCCGACTGGACGGGCTAACAATCTGAGAGGAGGCAAGCCAGATGATGGCGACATCCGCACGGCCCCGCCGTGTCCTGCAAGTCCGGCGATCACATGGACGCACAGCACCGGGAGATCAGAGCGCTGCTCTCCGGCATGGCCCCACGCCGGGCCACGGAGGCGGTCCGTGCGGCGGGCTTGCCGCCGGACGAGGAGACCTGCGTCGTTGAGGTGGATATCCTGGGCCGCAGCTGCCTGCAGACTGCCGCCCGGCTTAACCTCAGCGTGGACGGGCTCTACAAGCTCCGCCGGAGGGCCTATGCCCACCTGGCGGATGATATCAAGGGATAAGAGGAGGCCGTGCCCAATTTGGGCACGGCCTCCTTTTATTGGCTTTCTCCCGGGCGGCGATAAAAGCCAGTGACCTGAGCCAGCAGGAGCCGGACGTAATCCGGGCACTGGCTTTCGCCCCGCTCCCAATTCTCCACGGTGCGGTATGGAATCAGGTAGCGGAGGGCAAAGTTTGTACGGGTGAGGCCGGTATAGGCCCGGATCTCCCGGATACTGGCGTGGGCCACATCCCAGAGGGCACCGAGGGCGCTAATCCTCTGATCGGGGACCTCGGCATCCGCGGCATCTCCCCATTCGGAGAAAAGGGCCCAATCGGAGACATACTTATCCCGATCATCCGTCTTTAGCGCGGCGCCGAAAAGTGCGCTGAATTTATCGTCCATCATCGCTCAGTCAAAAGTCCCGGATCTCGTCCACGCAGATGGGGTCGCCCTCGTCGTCGATCACGGCGATGTAAGCGTCCTCGTACCCGTTTGCGCGGTACGTCTTGGCCATCTCGATGGCCTCGTCCATGTTGTTGCTGCCGGTGCCCCAATCGGTATCGTCGTTGTCCCGCATAACCGCATACCACATAGTGTTCTTCATTTTTTTATCCTCCTGGGCTGTGCCCCTCTTGATTACATTTATTATTATACACCAATTTGGGGTATTGTCAAGAGAAAATACCCCAAATTGGTGTATTTTTCGAGGTTTGTAGAGCTGCACAAAACCGGCGGCGGTTTTTGTGCATCCTGCCATCCCCGCAGAATGCGGGCAGAATCCGGGCAGTTTGACTGCCCGGATTTTTTGTACCATAGTGGCAGACAAGGAGGTGCGCTATGGGATATTACAACAACCCTTACCAGCCGTCGCCGTATGGCAGCCCTTACGGCGGATACCCCTCTGTGGGCCCTCAGAGCCCCGTAGGAGGGCCGCAGCCCTTCGGGGGTCAGATTACCCGCGTCAACGGCCGCAATGGCGCTGACGCCTTCCGCATGGCCCCTAACAGCTCCATCCTGCTGATGGACGAGAACGACCCTATCGTGTGGCTCAAGCAGACGGACGGCGCTGGCTATGCCACCGTCACCCCGTACACCGTGGCGCCCTACCAGGCGGCGGCTCCGGTGGATGTCAACAGTCTGGAGGATCGCGTGCGCAGATTGGAGGAGATGCTGAGTGGCAAATCCGATGATGGAGATGCTAAGCCGCAGCGCAAGCCCAAGGCCGAGTAACAATCCCCTGGCCATGATCGCGGAGTTCCGCAAATTTGCCGCCGGCATGACGCCGCAGCGGGCCCAGCAGCAGATCCAGGAGATGCTGGCCGACGGCCGCATGAGCCAGGATCAGTTCCAGCAGCTCCAGCGCCAGGCGCAGGAGTTCGCACGTTTCCTGAGATGAGCCGGGTCGACACGGTTTATCAATAAAAATTTAGCGAAAGGAGCCTTATATGGATAACTATTCCCTCTCTGATCTCGCCGCCGTGACCAAGGACGCCGACGGCTGGGGTGGCAATAGCGGCTGGTGGATCATCCTGCTCTTCCTCGTCTTCATGAACGGCGGATTTGGCTGGAATCGCCAGGGCGAGTTTGGCCAGTACGCCACGGCCGCATCTCAGCAGGAGATCCTCTACGGACAGCAGTTCGGCCAGCTCAACGACCGCCTCACCAACATTGGCAACGGCATCTGTAACCTCGGCTACGAGATGCAGGGCAACATCGGCCAGCTTGGCAAGGAGATGGCCCTGGCCCAGAACGGCACCAACATGGCCATCATGCAGAGCGCCAATGGCATCCAGGCCCAGCTTGCCGAGTGCTGCTGCACCACCCAGCGGGCCATTGACGGCGTGAACGCCAACATGGAGGCCAAGTTCGCCGCCCTGGAGAAGAGCCAGCTGGAGCAGCGGATCGCGGAGCAGTCCGCCCGCATCGCCAGCCTGGAGATGGACAACCGCATGTATGGCGTCGTCCGGTATCCCAACGGCTACGCCTACAACGCCGGTCCGTCCCCCTTCTGCGGCTGCGGCGGCTGCAACGGCAACATCTGAGCATCTTGGCGACATCGCCGAGATGGTAGGCCCCTTTAGGCCGGGAAACGGGCGGGGCTGATGCCCCGCCCTTGACATTATGAAAGGAGCGTATAAATATGTCCTGTAAATCTGCTCTCTATACCGCCCTGCAGACCCCCACGGCCGTGGCCGTTGATGGGGTCATCCCGCTGGGCAGCATCATCCGCCGGTACGGCTGCGACGCCAACCTCAACGGCAATGCGGTCAACATCACCAATGCCGGCTACTATGACGTGGACGTGTCCGTCACCGTGGCTCCCACCGCTGCCGGCACCGTCACCGCTACGCTGGTCAAGGACGGCGTGGCCATCCCCGGCGCCACGGCATCCGCTGCCGCTGCTGCGGGCGCCCCCACTGTCCTCAGCTTCCCGGCGCTGGTACGTCAGGCTTGCTGCGCCGCCGGCTCCGCTCTGACGCTGGTGCTGACCGGCGCCGCTGCCACCGTCAACAACGTGGCCCTGCGGGTCCAGCGGATCTGACGGGGGGTAGACTATGGGCTACCTGACCAAGGAGATCATCACCGCCTACAAGGACAAGTTGGAGCGAGGCATTGCCGAGTACATGGGGATGCCTGCGGGGGAGCGCTCCGCTAACGGTGTCCGCGGGATGCTGGAGTGCTGGTCTGTAGTGGATGCAGCTGAGCAGTCTCTCTGCGGTGGCGGTGCTGATTTCACCCAGGCCGATGCCGAGGCCTGGTGCTCTAAGATGGTCAACGAGGATGGCACCTTCGGGCCGCACTGGACTGTCGACCAGACCACCGCCGTGGCCGAGAGTGTCGGCGTGATCTTCGACCAGCTCTCCCCCTGGTGCTGGTGGGCTGCCATGTGCATGATGTACTCCGACTACTGCGGCGTCGCCAACCGGTACGGCGTCGGCACGGCGGAGTTCTACGCCGACATGGCCAAGGCCTTCCTCTTTGATCGCGATGCCGGCGGCCCCCGGGCCAAGATGGCGGCGTACTACCACGGCATCGCGGAGCGCGGAAAGTGACGTTGCTGCCCGGTTACTAACAAACGCTCAAAATTTCCAGACGCAAAAAGTCCCGAAATCGTTGAGATTTCGGGACTTTTCCGTGGTGGACGGTACAGGACTCGAACCTGTGACCCCCTGCACGTCAAGCGGGACCGGAACGATATGGGAGCGCACAGGGCCGTACAGGGCGCATTATTTCCGCCTTTGTGCGGCCCTGTGCGTCTGTGTGTGCTTGCGGTTACTAACAAATCACTAGCGATTCTCCACGGCCCGGACCAGCTCCTGCGGGTCGAAGTGCTGGTAGATGTTGGCCGTCGTGGCGTAGTTTGCATGGCCAAGCATCTTTTGCAGGAGCTCTGGCCGGATGTCGGCAGTCACCGCCATGCTGGCGTAGGTGTGGCGGGTAGCGTGCGGCGTTTTCCGGGCAATGCCCAGTCGATCCAGCAGCTGGTAGTAGTCCCGCTTGCGATAATTGGCGGCCACCTTTTGCCCGCTGTAGCTGCTCAGCAGCAGGCCGCCCGGCGAGGAAAAATAGGCGAAGTAGGCAAAGTGTTCCCGGCCCTCCGGCCAGATGGGTATGATCCGGTTCCGCCCGGCCTCGGTCTTCTCGCCGCCGATGACGTAGGTGCCATAGTATGCGCTGCGGGGCAGAGAGAAGAGCTCGCCGATGCGCATGCCGGTGTAGATCAGCATCAGCACAATCCTGGCGGCCTCGGTGTCGTCCGCCTGCAGCTTGGCGATGTCGGAGGCAGAGAAGACCTCTTTCTCCGTCTTTTTTTGCTCCGGCAACTTGGCAAAACGGGCGAAATTTGTGGTGATGAGTTCCTCGCGCATGGCCCAGGTAGACATCTGGGTGATGAGCTGCTTATACTTGGAGACGGTGGAGTGAGACTTGCCCATGTGGGCATCCAGGACGGCCTGGAAGTCTGCCGTGCGCAGCTCGCGGAATTTCCGGCCGTGCAGCGGGGCGAAGACTTTGTACGCCTGCTCATAGGATTCGATGCCGTGGGGGCCGATCTCCTGGTAGTGCTCCTGCTTCCAGGCGTCGAAAACCTGGGCGAAAGTCATATTGTAGCGCTCGGAAATATCGACGCCGGAGAGACGCTCCAGAGCCTCCAGGGCCTCCGTTTTCTTGGCGTAGTAGCCGATGACCACGCGATTTTTCGCCGCCACCCAGGGGCGCTTCCGTCTGCCCTGCAGGCGGTAGACTGTGCCGGTGCCGTTGGCCCGCTTCAGGGCCTTACGCTTTTCCGGCGCCTGCTTTTTCCCGCAGGCGGGGCAATAGAGTGCCCCAGGCGGCAGCTCCGCCCGACACTTAACACAGAGGTCCATCGTCACTTTCCTCGCCGGATAGCGCGGACCATGGCCCAGGCGATGACGGCGACGGCCAGGACCAGCAGGACGATGATGCCCCATGCCACAACGGTGGGGTCTCCGCCCTGGATCAGACCGGCGTTGCTGATCTGGGCGTCGATGGCGATGTAGCCGGCCAGCGCCGCGCAGAGAGCGGTGCAGAGGATCAGCAGGGCAAGGATCACCGGGCGCTGGGCGTCCACCCGCTCCGCCCCCATGCGATTCTCCGCCTCCAGGCGGACATTTTCCAGCTGGAGCTGGTGTATCTCCTCTCGGGCTTGCCGGTCGCTGCCCTCCGGGGCGGTGAGGCCGAAGAGCTCGTCCAGGGAGAGGCCCAGGACCTTGCAGAGGGCCGCCGAGTTGTAGAGCTTTGGCTCCATCTGCGTTCCCGCCAGCAGCTTGTTGACAGCTGAGGCCGAGACGCCGGAGCGCTCAATGATATCGCTGATGGTGTAGTGCTTCTCCTCCTTGGCGGCACGCACCCGCCGGGGATACGCCTCGATATACGGGGCAAGCTCCTGGATCGCTGACATGGTATATCCGCCTCCAATTTCCAAAATTTTACCGGCAAGGGCGCTTTGTGCCCGTGCCGGTAAATTATTTTCCCAAAAATCTGCCAATTTCACCAGCAAGAGGATAGCCCCGACGGGCTGGAATCTGCTACCATTTAAGCGTAGCAGATGAGTGGTTACAGGATATCTGCTGCACGGCCCCTCCGCCGGTTGCAGGCGGCGGAGGGGCCAACAGAACAAAATTGCGATTGGCTCCCCAATCGATATAGTATTACATATTGGAATCTTGTTGACTTTCGATTGCGAATTGTATAAACTAAGAGGAAAGAAGGCGTGGAATTGAAGGAACTGTTGTGTGCGGGATCTTCGGCGCTTGCGCCATCATTGCGACAGGAATTTATCCTGGCGGTAACGAAACTACCGCAGGAAGAGCAAATCAGACTATGGAAGGAGTTACAAAAAGATGGTATTATCCAACCCTAAAATTCTCATCGCTTCTGACGGCGATAAAACCTATGCAATCGTGAACGGGCTCCCGCTTCGCTGCGAGGAGCTGACCTTCCACACGGACGGGTGCGACGTCTCTTTCAGCGTCCAGAATGTGCATTCCGGCAAGGCGTTCTCCGGGGACGAGTTTATCCGTTTTATCGAGGACAAATTAGGGTATAAACTGAGCGCCGAATGAAAGCCATTCCTTAATGGTGTCCCAGGCTTTCCCCTCCATGAAAATGATGGCTCTGTCCGTGAGCTGAATATTGCCCAGGATATCGACCTTCACCAGGCCGGCGGCCTTCAGCTCGTTCCGGCTTTCCAAGATATCCTCGGAACAATTCTCAAAAGAAATGGCCTGTGCCTTTTTCATCCCGGCATTTATCCTCTGGCGGTACTCTTTGTAGAGTGCCGCCAGAGATTTTTTTGCCGCACGGGTCAACTCAATCTCCATTCTTCTCTCGCCTTTCTTCCTGGATCGCCAAGAGTTTCCGCATAGCCTTCAGAAGGTCCTCGTCGGACCATTTCTCGGCCTCCGCTTCCCACGCTTCCCTGGTGATTGGCAAGCTGGCGCCTATGTGGATCGGCTCTTCTTTCCGCAGCTCTTCCACCAGTTCTTTCACCCGCTGGATATCCTCCAGGCATTTGGCCGTTTCTTCATCTGTCTCGCCTTCGTGCAGCAGGATTTCTTCGGGGGTAGTTTCTAGGAGGATGCACATGCGGGCGGCTTCTTCTGGGGAGGGGAGATTTCTTCCTCGCTTTACTTCGCTTATCCAACGATTGTGTTTTCCGACTTTCCGAGAAAATGCCGCAACGGTTATATCTTCATTTTTGCAGTAAAGATCAATTAAATCAAAGAGTTTTTGTTTAACGGATACCGTGATACGTTTAGACATTTCTATTTACCATTTATACCCACAAGTTTTACATTCAAAGGTTTTCCCGGCCGAGCCACTGGCGAATCCAATCATTTCGAGCTCAAAAATTTTCCTTGAAGCAGATATCTTCTTCACTTTATCGCTGCCGCAGGTTGGGCACCGTGGCTTTCTGTTCAATTCCGCATTGCTTATTTTTTCAAGCTTTACGTGCGTAAACCCGGGAACTTCTTTGTATGCGAAGACTTCGCCTTCTGAATCGATAGTTATTTCTTCCGATATCAAATGATATTTTCCTTGGTACATATTTACCTGATGAGTAGCACCGTTTACTAATACAGTCGCTTGGCTTCCGCATTTCATAGTGGCAACTTCTTCACCATCAATGTAAACAGTGGTTTTTCTGAGGCTGTCCCCTCTTTTTCCGACCCACCAAAATGTAATCGGAGCGTTTCGGACTTCCTTCTCGACCGGGCAACCGCAGGATGGGCAAAATGTTGCTTTGTCAGAAATTTCTTTTCCGCATTCTACGCATTTAATTAATGCCATAAAAAAAGT